TTTATGCCTTGGATGCATTCATCAACTGGTCCATTTACTGTAGACAAGAAAAATATTCTTTGTATGGCAGAAGTTGCTGATGAGGTGAAAAGCGGGTATAATCAAATCTTCGGTGCAGGAATTGTAGTTCCACCAAAGCAATTGATTACAGGGTAATATGTCCGATTTTTATACGAACGTCGCAGTTTCTGGTAAATATATCCTACTGCGAAGTATCGAGAATGGAAAGAGGGTCAGGCGAAAGGTAGAGTATCGCCCGACCTTTTTTCTTTTGTCACCAGAGAAATCAGAATTTAAAACCTTATCAGGTGAATCAGTAAAGACAATCCAGCCTGGAACAATTTCTGATTGTCGAGAGTTCATCGAGAAATATAAAAATGTAGATAATTTCCCAGTCTTTGGAAATAATCGTTATGAGTACGCATATATTGCAGATGAGTATCCTGAAGACATTCTTTGGGATGTTAGCAAAATACTTACTGCATATATCGATATCGAGGTTGGATCTGAGAATGGATTTCCTGATCCAAGAAATGCCAATGAAGAAATCACTGCGATCACAATCAAGATAAAAGGTAATTATTTTGTTTTTGGTATCGGTGATTACACCAAACATCGCGAAGATGTACACTATGCAAAGTGTAAAGATGAATTTGATCTTATCAAACGATTCATGGACCTATGGACGAGATTTTATCCTGATGTCATCTCAGGATGGAATATCAAGTTCTTTGATATTCCTTATCTTGTAAATCGTATAACAAAATTGTTCGGTGAGGTAGAAGCCAAAAAACTATCTCCTTGGAATCGATTATCAGCTCGTGAAGCGTATGTGATGAATCGCGAGCATCAGGTGTATGAACTTGATGGTGTAGCAACTTTAGATTACATCGAACTCTATCGAAAATTTACTTATTCACAACAAGAGTCTTATCGTCTTGATCATATTGCTCACGTTGAATTAAATGAGAAAAAATTAGATTATTCAGAGTTTGAAACGCTGCATCAACTATACAAATATGACTATCAAAAGTTCATACAATACAATATCAAGGACGTTGAACTTGTAGAAAAACTCGAAGATAAAATGAAACTGATTGAGTTGGCGTTGACTCTTGCATATGACAATCGTGTGAATTATGATGATGTATTTACTCAAGTTCGTATGTGGGATTCAATTGTTTACAATCATTTAAAGAAAAAGAATATTGTAATCCCACAAATTAAATCAGGTGAAAAGAAAACACAGTTCGAAGGCGCATACGTTAAGGATCCGATTCTTGGTATGCATAAATGGGTTGTCTCTTTCGATCTAAACAGTTTGTATCCACACCTGATTATGCAATATAACATTTCAATGGAAACATTGGTTGAGCCAACAAAACACTCTATTGAAATGCGTAACACAGTTCGTGAGGGCAAAGTAAGTGTTGAAAATATGCTTCATCATCAGGTTCGTTTAGATTACCTGAAGAATGTTGGTGTTACAATTACTCCTAACTGTCAGTTCTTCAATGTCAAAAAGCAAGGATTGCTGCCAGAGATCATGGATAGTATGTACAATGATCGTATACGATATAAAAAAATGGCTCTTGATGCAAAGAAGAAAATTGAAACCGTGCTTGAAGACAAGAATCAAGTTGAGTATCTTGAAAAACAAGTTGCTCGTTATAACAATCTACAGTTAGCGAAAAAGGTTACACTAAACTCTGCTTACGGTGCGCTTGGTAATCAATACTTTCGTTTCTTTGACACTCGCATCGCAGAGGGAATTACAACAGCAGGTCAGTTATCGATTCGTTGGATTGAAAAAAAGATCAACGAATATATGAATGAATTACTTAAAACTCAAGAAATTGATTATGTCATTGCTTCAGATACGGATTCAATTTATATTAACATGGGTCCATTAGTCGAAAAACTTTATCCAAATGTATCCGATACAAAGAAAATTATTAAGTTTATGGATAAAGTTTGTAATCAAAAGTTTCAGCCATTTATAGATAAATCATACCAAGATCTTGCTGAATACATTAATGCATACCAGCAACGTATGGAGATGAAGCGCGAGTCATTAGCAGATAAAGCAATCTGGACTGCAAAGAAACGATATATTTTAAATGTCTATGATAGTGAAGGTGTTGCATACGCTAAACCCAAACTTAAAATCATGGGTCTTGAGGCAGTTAAGTCATCGACTCCGAGTGCATGTCGAACTAAGATTAAAGAAGCCATTGATATTATTATGACAAAAACTCAAGATGACTTACATAAGTTCATTGAGAAATTTCGCCAAGAATTCAAAACATTGCCAATTGACATGATTGCTTTTCCTAGAAGCGTAAACGGATTATCAGAGTATGCTGATCCTGCAGGTATTTTTAAAAAAGGCACACCAATTCACGTTAAAGGTGCGCTTGTATTCAACCATTTCTTACATGCATATAAGTTGACCAAACGATACCAACTTATTCAAGAGGGCGAAAAAATTAAATTTATCTATCTAAAGCAACCAAATGCTTTTAATAATAACACTCTTGCATTTATATCTGAGTTGCCGAAACAATTTGATGCAGGTAAATTTATTGACTACAATACTCAATTTGAGAAGTCGTTTCTTGAACCACTTGATATTGTTCTTTCAACTATAAATTGGCAATCTGAAAAAGTTGATTCGCTAGATTGCTTTTTTGCATAAAATATTATATACTATAGAAATATATACGGAGATTACAAATGAGTCTACTTGAAAAACTTAAAAAGAATTCAACAATTAAAGATACTGCAGTTCTTGCTAAATCAAAGTTCTTTGCAGCAAAAGACATGATTCAGACCAGCATTCCTGTTGTGAATGTTGCGTTCTCTGGTGACCTTGATGGTGGGTTTACTCCTGGTCTTACAATGTGGGCTGGTCCGAGCAAGCATTTCAAGACAGCATTTAGTTTGTTGATGGTAAATGCATATCAAGAAAAATATCCTGACTCAGTTGTTTTGTTTTATGACTCAGAGTTTGGCACTCCACAAAATTACTTTACATCGTTCAATGTCGATACTGATCGTGTCGTACATACTCCAGTGACTGATGTTGAACAATTGAAATTTGATATCATGAATCAACTTGGTCAAATTGAACGAGGCGAACGAGTAATGATTGTTGTTGATTCTATTGGTAATCTCGCCTCGAAAAAAGAAGTTGAAGATGCGCTTGATCAAAAGTCAGTCGGAGATATGACTCGAGCGAAGCAAATTAAATCCCTGTTCCGCATGGTGACACCACACCTCACCCTAAAAGATATTCCCATGGTTGTAGTCAATCATACCTATAAAGAAATAGGTCTATATCCCAAGGACATTGTTGGTGGCGGAACAGGCTCCTACTATTCAGCAGATAATATTTACATTATTGGTCGGCAACAAGAGAAAGATGGTGCTGAATTAATTGGATATAATTTTATCATCAATGTGGAGAAGTCTCGTTATGTTCGTGAAAAAGCCCGTATCCCTGTCACAGTTCGCTTCGATGGTGGTATTTCTATGTACAGTGGTCTTCTTGATATGGCACTTGAGTCTGGCCATGTTACGAAACCAAATATAGGCTGGTATGCAAAGGTCAATACTGAGACTGGTGAAGTTGATAGCAGAAAGTGGCGTTTGGCTGATACTGAATGCTCAGAGTTTTGGGATAGTATTCTTGGCGACGAAAAGTTTAAAGAGTGGGTGCGCACCAACTATCAGTTTAGTTCTGCAATTGTAGATGATGGTGATGGAGATGTTTAAGGATTTATTTTCCAGACTTCAATTTTGGAATGCAAAAAATTTCGTAGTGTTAGATAAGCACTATGAATTTATGTTAGATATATCTAATAAAGAGGCGATGACAATTCGCATACTCAAAAAATATCCTGGAGTGATAATTGAGTATACAAATATTCATATGTCTACTGAAAATCAAATGTCATATGACATCGATGTGATTGCAAATCCAAATCTTTGTAAAACAGATGATAAAAAGTTTGAGGGGTTTACTACAGCCATTTTTCGTAGTATACTTCTAGGATCAATAGAGCTCGCGAAGGAAAAACATGAAAACGGAAACACTGATACTTTCGAATTTGATTCGGAACGAAGCATTCATGAGGAAGTCGCTCCCGTTCCTGAGAAGCGAATATCTAACAGAAAGCCACGAAAGAAAACTGTTTGAAGAAATAAAAAACTTCATTCTGAAGTACAACAACCTTCCACCGATAGCAGCGTTAAAGATCAATTTGAAGGAATCGACCAAACTAACTGAAATTGAGTTAAATAAATCATTAGAGTTGCTTGATGAGGTTTCTAATGACAAAGAAGAACAACAACTCAGCTGGCTTCTTGATACAACGGAAAAGTTCTGTCAAGAAAAAGCGATTTACAATGCCATTATGGATTCCATTCAAATCCTGGATGGAAAAGACAAAAACCGTGGCAAGGGAAGTATTCCTTCTTTGCTTTCTGATGCTTTGGGGGTTAGTTTCGATCCTCACATTGGTCATGACCTTTTGGATAGTTACGCTGATCGGTATGATTTTTATCATCGTATCGAAAAAAGAATACCATTTGATTTGGAATACTTCAACAAAATTACTAAGGGAGGATTGCCGCAAAAGACCCTTAACATTGCTCTTGCAGGTACTGGTGTCGGCAAGTCTCTTTTCATGTGCCATGTGGCTGCTGCTTGCTTAACACAAAACTATAATGTTCTGTACATTACTCTTGAGATGAGTGAAGAGAAGATTGCAGAAAGAATTGACGCGAATCTGTTAAATGTTTCTCTTGAAGATCTTATGAACATGCCGAAAGACATGTATGAGCGGCGAATGAGTAAACTCAAAGCCAATGTAAAAGGTAAACTCATCATTAAAGAATATCCA